TATAGTCGACATTCGATTCAAGATTCTGGTTTGTTTTCTCTCATGTTTGGAGCGGCAAAAGCGGTAAGGAGCAAAGAGTTCATTGACTCTTGGTATCATAAGTTAGTCGAGACGACTCGTGAAAACGGATATCTTGGATCAGTGGTTGAAGTCGACTGTCAAAAGTTATTTGGAGTCGATGCCGCTTGGTACTATCGAGAACGAATGAGAAAAGATCTTCCAGACAATAGGATCATAAATGTATTTCATCTTGAAGATGGACAAAAGGGACTTGATCGATTGATCGAGTTTAGCGATTACATCGCGGTATCGATCCCCGAGTTGAGAAGTGTCGGCAAAAGAAACCATGCAGAGAGGATCGGTCACTATATCAAGAATAAAAAGCCGGAGATTGATATTCACCTTCTTGGTTGTACGGAAAATAAATTATTGAAATCATTAAACTTCTGTTCGTCGGCAGATTCCACCACTTGGACCGCTTTCAATAAGTATGGTTTCTTCCGCTTTAACAATGGACAAAAGACTTTCAATGTAAAAAAGAAACAGATCAACCGCGAACTCTTGAAGGAAAAGTATTTTCAGAAGGCAATAGAGTTGATGGAAATCTCAGGATATAAGATCACTGAAAGTTATGCATTCTATTTTGCTTGCGATCTTTTACAATTGGAATATCTGATCAAACAATACACCTACTATGCTGGTCCACAAGATTAAATGATCATAGAAAATCAATCAAATATCAAAATACATTTTGCTGGTCTTGAAGTCCAACTCTTTGCCGAGATTCTTCATGAATGTTCGGGAATCAGATATTCCCTTTTCTCGATCTTCCCGCTTATCGCAAATGTACTCGGTATCAAGGCGATCAAACAAACGAGCGTTGAAAAAGAGAGCGCAAAATATCTGAGCAAAGCGAGTCGACATTCAATAATGGATAGCGGTCTGTATTCATTGATGTTTGGAGTCCATGCAGGCAAGAGAACCGAAAAGGACATTGAAATATGGTATAACGAAATAATCAATTTCGTCAATGAAAACCAAGTCCGATCGAGTATCGTTGAGGTCGATTGTCAAAAAATGTTTGGAGTTGAGAAGGCATGGGAATACAGAATCAGGATGGAAAAAGATCTTCCATCGAATCGAAGGATCAATGTCTTCCACATTGAAGATGGTCAGAAGGGATTGGATCGGTTGATTGAATTCTCAGACTATCTCGCCATATCGGTTCCGGAATTAAGGAAGATCAAAAAAAAGGATCATGTTGAAAGACTGGCAAACTATATCAAGAGCAAGAAGCCCAGTATCGATATACATTTGCTTGGATGTACCGAGAATAATCTTTTGAATAAATTAAACTTTTGTTCAAGTAGCGATTCGACATCTTGGCAGCAAGTGAATAGGTTTGGTGTCTTGAATTACAATAATGGCAAGAAAAATCTGAAGATCAGAAACCGAGATATCAACAAAGATATTCTCAACCAAAAATATAGAAAGCAAGTTGACTCGATCATGAGCAAGTGGTTTGAGCCGAATGAGAAAAGATTCGATTCTTATTCCAAATTTGCTCTTGCTGGAGAATTACTCTTAAAACAATATACACATTATGCTGGCACTCAAGATTAGTCTCTATCTCTTTGCGATCATTATCAGTAATTTTGTCGTGCATTGGATGGGATCGCAAGGTCTGATCTTTACCGCTCTTTTCCTGATTCCATTTGATTATGTCATGAGATGTTACTTTCATGAGAAGTGGAGCGGAAAGGAATTGATCTTGAAACTTGGATCGATCACGATCCTTGGAAGTCTTTTGACTTTTGCATTTAATCAAGATACATTGAATATCGCGATTGGATCTTCAGTATCTTTTTTTTCTGCTCAAATAATGGCGGGATTGTTTTATCGGATCAATCTCAAAAGATCGTACTTTGTAAAAGTAAATGGAAGCGACTTGATCGCTATCATTGTTGATTCATTGATCTTTCAAATGATTGCTTTTCAAAATATAGATCTTGATATCTTTTACTCGCAAGTATTCCTCAAGTTTATTGGAGGTCTCTTTTGGTATTCTATATTGTTTAGAAAAGGAAGAGAGTCATTTGTAATGCGAGACATAGAACGAGGAGAATAATGTACATAGCAGAACGATATCACGATATCTCTTGTGGACATAGAGTAGTCGGACATGAATCCAAATGTAGGTTTATTCATGGTCATAACTATCGGATCCATTTTGTCTGCTCTTCAAAGTCGCTTGACGATCTTGGAAGAGTAATCGACTTTTCAGTAATTAAAGAAAAGTTATGTATGTGGATCGAAAACCACTTTGATCATAAGACTTTAATCTGGAGACATGATCCAATGCTTGAAGGACTCAAGGCGATATCAGAAGAAAGTATTGTGGTCGTTGACTTTAATCCAACGGCAGAAAATATAGCCGAGTATCTTGTGAAAGTGATTGCTCCCACCTTGCTTGAAGGCACCGGAATCGATTTGATTGAATGCAGGGTTGAAGAGACAAGAAAGTGCTCGGCAGTTTATCGAAAAGGAGAAATGTTATGAAATTAAATGTCTCGGAGATATTTTATTCTCTCCAAGCAGAAGGAGCGAGAAAAGGAACTCCAACTATTTTCATTCGGCTTCAAGGATGCAAAGCAAAACATGCTTGCTATGCTTCCGGTATCAAATGCGATACTGAATTTGAATCTGGAAGATCGTATTCATTATTGGAGTTATTGGGAAAGATCCAAGAGTTTTCTCTTGACTGTAACGAGATCACTTGGACAGGAGGAGAACCGCTTGATCAATTGAATAAGGAAGTGATTGATTTCTTTAAGCAAGAAGGATATTTTCAAGCAGTCGAAACTTCTGGTCTTCATGCTTGTGATATCGGGATCGATTTCATCTGTGTTTCTCCAAAGGTAGCCGAACATGTCATCTCGAGAAACTTTCCCGATGGTGTCGATGAACTGAGATATGTTAGGCATACTGGTCAAGAAATCCCTCAACCTTCAATAGATGCAAAACATCTTTGGATCAGCCCGCATAGCGATGGCAATCAAATCAATAGAGAAAATCTTCGACATTGCATTGACCTTTGTTTGAAGAATCCAAAGTGGAAACTATCAGTACAGGATCATAAAGTATGGAATGTTTTATAGGTTGGGAAGAGATCAAGTCAAGAGTCTCCAAACTTGATCAATCCAAAAAATACTATGGAGTGCCACGAGGCGGTCAATACATTGCCGCTATGCTTAACCCAGTCGATACGATTGAAGAATGTGATATTATCATTGACGATCTGATCGACTCAGGCTCTACAAGAGATCGCTTTAAGCATTCGGGCAAAGAGTTTATTGGACTATTCGATAAAACCTCTGAACCTTTTCTAAAGGATAAGTGGTTAGTATTTCCATGGGAACTCAAGAGTGAGCCGATTGAAGATAATGTCCGGAGAATAATTCAATACATTGGTGAAGATGTTGATCGGGAAGGACTCAAGGAAACTCCAAAGAGATACGCAAAATTTCTTCGAGAGTTTCTGGAAGAGAAGGAATTTAATTTTACGACTTTTGATTCCGAAGGCATGGATCAAATGATCGTACAAAGAGATATTCATTTCTTCTCGCTATGCGAGCACCATCTTGCTCCTTTTTTTGGGACCGCCACGATTGCTTATATCCCCAGCAAGAAAATAGTCGGTTTGTCAAAATTAGCCAGAGTTGTCGATCATTATGCAAACCGTTTACAAAATCAAGAAAGGATCACTCAACAGATCGCAGATCGAATCGAAGAGGAATTGGAGCCGCTTGGAGTCGCGGTGAGCCTGACCGCTGAACATCTTTGCATGTCAATGCGAGGAGTCAAAAAACCAGGAGCAAAGACAACTACCCAATGTTTGAAAGGAAGATTCATGACAGATCAACAAACGAGATCGGAATTCATGCGGTTGATATAACAGGCGACAAAACAAACGATAAAACAAATAATGCCAAGACCAGAAAATGTCATAGGAAAAGGAAAGCGATGGAAGAAAGGAGAAAGCGGCAATCCAAAAGGAAGGCCAAAGAAACTTCCAGATCTTCGAGATACTTTTGTCGAAATTCTCTCCGATGAGAAAAAAGACAAGACGGCTCTCTTTGCTATACTTGCTCGGTTGCGGAACGAAGCGGTAAACGGAAACATTCGAGCGGCAGAATTGATCCTGAGATATTGTTATCCGAATGGTATTGAATCAGAGACCTCAAATGATATCGAAGTCGTTTGGGGTAAAATGAAGGTTGAAGGTCAAGATGAAACTAACGATTGAACTCCATGAGAAGCAATATGAAATTTTTGAAAATTACAATCGCTTTAATGTTATTCGTTGCGGTCGCCGTTTTGGCAAATCTTACCTCGCGTTTGCTCTCGCTCTTGAGTCGATGCTTGGAGAAGATGGTTGTCATGTTTTATACACCGCACCATCATACCAAGACCTCAAGAAAAGATACCGCGATGCCAAGAAACTATTCATCCCTCTTGGAGCAATATGTAAGGAAGGAGAGATCAAACTGAAAAACTCTTACTTAGAATTCTCAGGAGTTTGGAGATCGGAAACGATCAGAGGAAATTCATATCAACGAGTGATTTGTGATGAATGGGCGTTTGCAGATAATGGAGAGGAAGCATGGCAAGATGTAATCATGCCGACTCTCGCAGATCATGAAGGCGATGCTTTTTTCTTCTCGACTCCGAGCGGTCGAAATCATTTTTACGATCTTGATAAAATGAGTGATCTGTATTCGAATTGGCAATCATTTCATTATACAAGTTATGATAATCCCCTGATAAAAAAATCGGAAATCGATTTGATGAAACAGCAACTTCCATCGCTTGCATTTGCTCAGGAAATCCTTGCCGAATATGTCGATCGTGGCGCTTCAAAGATCAAGAGAGAATGGATCATAAACGATGACTCTAAAGTCTGCAAAGACTTTTACATCGGAGTCGATCTCGCGATCTCTCAAAAGGAAACCGCAGACTACACCGCTATTGTGGCGATCGGAGTCACTGAAGATCAAGAGATTGTTGTCGTTGATGCGGTAAGAGGTCGTTGGACTTTCGTTGAGATTGGAAGAAGAATAATTGAAATGCATGATAAGTGGCAAGCAAGAGTGGTTGGAGTTGAGGCGGTTCAAGCACAAGCGTGGATGGTTCAAGAACTCAAACGCAATACCAGAATGAATGTTGTCGGGATGAAAGCAGATCGCGACAAAGTGATCAGATTTCAGCCGGTTGAAGCCAGATATGAACAGAGATTGATATCACATGTATCGACTCTTCCAAAAGAATTTACTGAAGAACTTTTGAATTTTACAGGCACTTCTCAAGATAGACACGACGACTTTATTGACGCTCTTGCCTATGCTTTTCATGCCATACGAAAAACTCCGAGCATAATGATATGACCATTCTTGATACAATCAGAGATCGAGTCGCAAATGCAATTCGACCACAAAGACAAATCAACCCAAACAACAGAAGATCAGGAGATCGAAATGTCGGGACAGTTAGTGCCGGCAATGAACTTTCCGCTTCAATAAGAGGAACCGTCTTTGCTTGTCTTCAACATCGAGCAAACGCACTGGCAAATCTTGACTTCAAGTCATATAAAATGAATAACTTTTCTCTTGAAGAGAATGGAAGTTACCATTGGACAAATGAATTGCTCAGGAATCCAAATCCTTATTTTACGAGATCCCAGACCTTCAACTATCTTGAGAATTGGTTGTCGATCAATGGCAATGCTTTTATTTGGACTCCGACAAATGGTTATCGAGTACCAGTCCAAATGTGGGTATTGAATCCAACGAGAGTGAGAGTGATCAAAGGATCAGATTCATTCATTGATGGATATGTTTATCAATCGGCTCAGGAAGGCAATATCGCTATACCTGAAAAGGAAATGATTCACCTCGCGAGGATCCACCCAGCAGCAAGACAAGAAGAGATAATCGGGATGAATATGTTTGGAGTCGGACTCGTGACGGCCGCTCTTGAATACGCGAATATCGATCGTGAAGTCTCTGCTTATCTCGCCAGACTTTTCAAAAATAATACCGTTCCGCCATTGATCGCAAAGTTTGCCGAAAGAATGGACTACGATGAATGGGAAAGACTCAAGGCAAGATGGAATGAGGAACTACCTGACTACAAACTTAGAGCAATGTTGGGAGGCGGTCTTGGATTGGAACTTCCACCAAAAGGAGAACTTTCGATCTCGTATGATTCCGTATCGAGTGATACAAGATCTCAAATCGCACAAGTCTTTGGAGTGCCACCGGGAATGTTGACCGGGGAATATCAAAACCGAGCAACAGCAGAGGTTCAATGGGCTATCTTCAGACAAAACACAATAGATCCCGAGGCAAGTTACATTGCTGAAGAATTTAGTCGTCACTTTCAAAGATGGGAAGAAGGAGTATTGATCGAAGCCGATAAATTTCAATACGACGATCCTTCAACCCAAATGCAGCAAGAAGAATTTGAACTCAAGTGGGGAATCAAGACAATTAACGATTCCAGAAAACAAAGAGGTTACGATCCAATTATCGGAGGCGATGTACCATTGATCGCAAATGGATTCGTTCCGCTTTCAATCAACTCAGAAGGCAATGTCAACCAAGTGGTCCAAAAGTCAAACGCAAAACCTTTTGAGACTCAAGATACAAGATCGGAGCTTCGTCCTCTCAATAGCGCTCCGATTGATATCACGACTGCAAACATGAGGGATCGCGACTACTTCTGGCGACAATTCGATACGATCACCACTGACAATTCTGTCGGGATTGAAAAGATAATTTCAAAGGCATTCCAAGATATTCAAAACAAAGTGATTGAAAAATCATTGATTGATATCAAAGCGCTTGAAGGAATGGAATTGACAAAAGAACAAATGACTCAGATTCAAGATTCATTGAATGAGGCAAGTGAAATTGTTCGTGTCGAATTGGCAAAGGAACTCGGCATAGATCCTGAAGATGTCCCGCTCCCGCTATCTCAACAAATCGACACCTTGACAAAACAAAGCACCGAGAAAATCACTGAGTCGATTTCAGTTGCTCGTGCCGAGTTGATCAAAGTCGTGAGAGCAAATGCGACAAGAGATCCAAACGAGTTAAAGGATATTCTCATGAGAAAGTTTGGACAACTCAAAGAATCAAGAGCAAAGATGATCGCAAGAACGACTTCCTCAAATGTCACGAGTGGTGTCCAGTATTCGGTATATCGAAGCAAAGGAATCAAGATGGCATGGTTAACTCAGAGAGACGGAGCGGTCAGACCTGCTCACCAAGCAGTTGATGGACAGATCCCAAATGAATCAGGTCTTTTCAATGTTGGAGGTCAAATGACCACAAGACCACTCGGAGAAGGTTTGTCGGCAGCAAATTCAGTTAATTGTCGTTGCCAATTATTCCCGGTCAGATAAACCATGAGTGAAACATATAAACCAAATAAAGGAATGAAGATCGAAGCCGAACGAGGTCTTGCTTGGAAAGAGGAAGGAAAAAAGGGAGGCACAAGGATCGGATTGATCAGAGCCAGACAAATAGCGCGAGGAGAAAATTTATCTGAAGATACCGTCAAAAGAATGTACTCTTTTTTTTCTCGGCATGAGGTCAATAAAAAAGCAGAAGGTTTCGAGCCTGATGAAGAAGGATATCCCTCTCCAAGTCGTGTTGCGTGGGCACTTTGGGGAGGCGATCCCGGATTTGTTTGGAGCAAAAATATAGTCGAAAAATTAAAGAAAGAAAATGAACAAAGAGGAATGAAGATGGAAATAATCAAACGCGAACTTCTCCTTTCAAAAGGATATGGAGAATATGAGAATGAAGAATATGAGCAGGAAGAGATCAACGACATATGGAGTTTTGTCGTATCGACTCCCGAGGTTGATCGATACGGAACAATCATTATGCCGAGTGGTATCGACTATTCTGCATTCATGAACAATCCTGTCGTGCTTGCCCAGCATGAGTCTGAAAAGTGGCCAGTCGGCAGGTGTTTAGGTTTTGCAATGAATGGAGAAAATCTGGAAGCCACATTACAAGTCGAATGCATCACAGAAGATGGAAGGACTCTCAACAAGTTGATCAATGCGGGATTTGTAAGAGCGGTTTCTGTCGGGATCATTCCTCTCGAAACTGAAGAACAAAATATCGATGGAAGCAAAGTTACAGTTTATACAAAAAGTGAATTGGTTGAATTCTCGATAGTGTCGGTGCCAGCAAACCGAACCGCCTTGATCAAGAGATCGATCAATCAGGATATTTCAAACATCATATCAAAATACAAAAAGGAAAAGCGAATGTTAACCCCAGAAATCGAAGCAAAGATTCAAGATGAACTTTTGCCAGCAATTCAGGAAGCAATCGCAACCGAGGTCACCAATCTTGGTTTCACTCCAGAGGAAGCAACAGCATCGGCTCTTGCTTTTATCGCGGGAGGAGCCGAAGCAATGTTAATGGCATTGAAAGGAGAATCAGTTGATACTGAAGATCAGGTTGATGAACCCCCAGTTGCGGAACCACCAGTTGAGGTCGTAAGCGAATCTTCCGCTCCAAGCGTTGAGGCAAACTACGATCCTGTTGAGAAGAGAGTAGGAAAAAAGATTTCCGCTTCGACTCAAGCGCAGATCAAGGAAGGCATGACAAAGATCAAAGAAGGATATAAAATGATTGACAATGCAGTCGCTATCGATATGCAGAGATCAATTCAACTTAACATCCCCACAAGAAAAACAATTGACGAATTATTGGAAATCATCTAAAGGAATAACAATGGAAAATTTTGTAGTATCAAAAGATCAGTTGAAAGAATTGGTCGATAGAAAAGTTGGAGATACATTGAAGGCAAGCAAGCCGATTACGACTCCAGCAAATAATGGCGTTGGGTATATCAAGGTTAAAAATGAATACGATGTCCAAGCAGAGAAGGCGAGAATCGCTGCGGACTTTATCATGGCGAGACATAAAGGTCTTGAAGGTGTAGCCGATGAAATTTCTCGTAAAGCAAATGAGAAATTTGGATATCAAAAAAGAGCAAATTTCAATACTGGAAATTCTGCTCAGGGTGGTGCATTGGTTCCCGAGTTTTGGTCAGACGATATTCAATCATATACCGACACTTATGGATATGCACGAGCGATGGCAAAGGTCTATCCAATGAGAGGCAAAACTGAAAAGTTGACAAGCAGTGGTGCCTTCACTGGTGGCGTTGTAGCGGAAGGCAGTTCGTTGACTCTTACCGACTCAACCAACTTCTTTACATCGACATCACTCACTGCTAAAAAACTCGTAGCCGGAGCGATCATATCTGAAGAAGAACTTCAAGATGCAACACCAGCATTCTACGACTATGTTACAAATGGTCTTGCTCGCGCTCTTGCCGAGACTGAAGACAAACAGTATTTCAATGGCGATGGTATATCTCCAAACTTTACTGGTTTGATTGGAACAAGCGGAACAACCGTAACTTTCCAAGGTGGATCTTCAACTTCTGGAAAAGATACTTTCGCAGAGATTTCTTGGAAAGATCTGATCAACTTGCGCTTGTCGATCAACTCTTCAGTTGGAGCAAATGGTGCCTTCGTCGTTCCGCAATCTGTATTCGGTTTCCTTATGAAAGAAACTGACTCAGTAAATGGCCGTCCTATTTTTGACATGGTCAAACCTATGGATGTACCAGCAATCGGCATGACCGCTCTTGAAGGAAATACATATGTATCAATCACCGGTCGTCCTTTACATGTGGTCCCAGACGCTCTCTTCCCAACATCGGCAGCAAGTAAAGCATCGGCAATTTATTGCGACTTTGCTCAGTTTACAGTCATGGGTATTCGTGAAGATATTTCGATCAATGAATACAAAGAATACTTTGGTGCTGTCGGTTTAGGCGGTTCTCATCAGAAGGGTATCGAAGTTGTTGAACGAGTGGCGTTTGCTTTCCCTGCTCCAAGTGCGATTGGTATCTTGAAGACATCAGCATCCTAAGAGGTAATCAAATGTTAGTAGATATCATTCTTCTTTCCAACTGGAACGGTTTGACAATCGGACAAACGACTCAGGTTACTGAAGACATTGCAACCGAATTGATCAACAAAGCGATTGGAAAGAAAGTCGAAACAATCAAACCAAAAAAAGAACAATCAAAACCAGTGAGCAAATAAAATGTCCTATACAAGCGAATATCCAAGGCAATTTGAATATGTCTTTTCTTTTTTGAATCTGGAAGTTAATGGCGATCCAACGGCTGAAGATATCGCCTTGTATAACTGGTTTGATAATATGATTGAAATCTGTTACGGGGAGGCTGAAAACTATTGTGGTCAACCTCTCCGGAACGGAGTTGTCGATTTCCGTTTTGATATTCAAAAAACAAAAAAGGGATTCGAAGAGAATCATTGTTGGAAATATATCCCTTACTATGCCGGCACAAGTCTTCAATCTCTACAGCATCGGGAAAATGAGTTTGCATCTTTTCAAAATGTCAACGCAAATGATTATTCTTGGAGCAGTGAGTCGTATGGTCATTACATTGTGATACGCAATCTTACAAAAGGTCAGGTCAAGGCAACATTGTCGACTGGCTTTACTGATGCTAACATGCCAAGATCTATTCTCCAAGGAATTGCCGAGATGGTTTCTTTAATTTACAAACAATCTCCACAAGGCGGTAATTGGTTTGGTTTATCTTCCGTATCAACTGGTGGAGCAGGTCAGAATGTATCGTCGTCACTCAAGACAGAGATCGACTGGAAAAAGTATTTCAATGCGTATGTAATCCCTACGGTGTAAAAATGTCGATGCTTGATCTTACAAAAGTTTATGAAAAGATTGCACACTCGATCGCTGCCGATCTCCAAATGTATATTGGACTAAACATGGTCAAGACAAACTTTGACTTTTCAAAATTGAAATCAACAGCGGAAAAGAAAAATCCAAATACTGGAAAAGGAACGTTGAGAATTCAAAGCGGTAATCTCTTCAGATCTTTTTCTCCAAAAAGAAAAGACTCAGGAAATATCTTGGATATCAAGACAACGAAAGAAGGATTGACAATGCGATATGGATCAAGTATTGTTTATGCCGCTATTCATGAGTTTGGAGGCAAAGCGGGTAAAAATGGAAGCGCAGTCATTCCGGCCAGACCTTACTTTGGACCAGCAATTGAAGAGTGGAAAAAAGAAAGGATGAATGAAACGATATCAGAGGCAAAACAGGAAATCATTGAAGGAGTAAGAAAATGGCTCGCGAGTCAAAAGCAATCGAAGAAATAATATACAAACTGAGCACCTTGTCTGGAATCAGAGTTTATGAACAAGTCATGATTGATAAGTGGAACGCATATCAATTTGATTACATTGGAATGCTTGGAACAGAAGACGCAAGGGAGATCGTTTCTCTTGAAGACGATTCCGCTTTCAATAATAGAGGTGTATTGAATTTCTATTTATTGGTTGGGGCTCAAGTCAAAAAACAAAATAATGGAAAAGCAAATCTTCGGAATGTACTCGCGACAAATGTTGAGAAGATCGAAAACAATCTTTCAAATTTCACTCCCGAAAGATATGTATCGAATTATGAGAATACATACTTTTCTCCTTTGCAGTTTGTAAACTCGCAAGCAATCACATATAACGAAGATGAAACAAAAGGAATATCCCTCGTTCAGTTTAGATGTTTTTACTACAAGGCAAATTCATGAAACTATCTTGCTGCGTGATCTATACCAAAGGTGACGATCTGATATCTTGGAGAAAATCTCTTCCAGTCGATAATGTTGAAGTGGTCGCTCTCGAAGTTAGATTCGACTCTTCTCTTGAAGAGATAAAAGAAGAAGTGATCGGACTCACTGATACTTTGAAAGGTCTTGCGATTACATTTCCAAATCAGGAAGACCATTTCGATTTCTCGCTTTGTCGGAATATCTTGGATAAGTATGCCGATGGTGATTGGATCTTCCATCTTGATTCTGATGAACGACTTGCCATCCCGCATGATGAATTTTGGGATTTCCTCAACGCAGTTGATCAAGCCGGTGCCGATGCTGCTTACGTTTCCATAGCAGGCATAACGAAAGAGAAAAAAACAAACGATATGTGCGAGCAGAGATACAATCTTGCAAATATGAGACTCCATAGAAAGTCATCAGGACTCAAGTGGAGCGGGATATGTCACGAGGTACTTGATATATCGGAAGGCGGGATCACAACCGCAGATACAGATATCTTGATCTATCACAAAGGTTACTCGATCGAAGATCAAGACTTTCAAAAAAAGTTGACACGAAACGCGAAATTGCTGGTTCGCGAATATATGAGAGAGAAGTCGGAGAGAAATTGGAAATACTTAGTTAGAACTTTTTCTTTAATCAAAACATGAAGGTAATAAAATGGTAGTTGGAGGCGCAAACCAATCGGTCTTTTTCACCGCAAGTGAAACAGCAAACTCGGTGGGAACGACCGCTCGTTATACAATGACGCGAAAGATCAAGACATCCTTGACTCGCACTTCTTTTACAATCGATCAGAATGAAGACTCGGAAGATTTGTCAACATTCCTTGATCTATACGCACCAAAAAATCAGGCGGCTCCTGATACTGGAGAATATGAAAACGGAGAGCGTTTCAATTCTGGAAATGCATCTTCACCAACTTTGCTTCAAATAATTTACGGAGGTGTCGATCCTTCAAACAATAAACGCAAGGTTGTTTTGATGCTTTGTAAATTGATGCAAGACTCAGGCTCTTTCGATCAGGAATCAGGTAAGTATACAAAACCAAAAGTGAGTGGCGATGTGGTCAACCCAGAGGTTGACATCACAGTAGCGGCAACTTATTTTGATGGTAACCTTGTCAGCTCAACCCAAGCGGCAGCGGTCACGATCCCCAAACTTTACGGCTACAAAGAAGTTTGGATTCCCGTTCCAGCAACAGCATAAAAAAGGGGAGGTCAAAAGACCTCCCATAATTTTCAATACAAATGAGGATTCAAGATGAAACTCTATCACAATGGAAAAGAATACGAAGTCGTTCTCTTCACCAAATTAACCCCAGCACTTTATGAAATCGTTACTCCCTCTCTTCAAGAACTCGCCAATACGAGAGGCGCAACCACAGCGGCTGAACAAGAGATCCTTGAAAAGATATTCCAGCATGAAGATCTTGCGAAGCGAATTGACCTTACAAAAGGAGCTGAAGCATTTGGAGATATCATGCAAGACTTCAAATTTCAAGAGATTGTCAAGAGCGCATATCTCAAAGTCAGGAAAAACCTATTTGAGTTTATCAACATTGATTCCGATACGATCCCAAAAATTATAGAATTCGCAAAAAAAGTAATCGATCGTAAAATGATCAACGATCCCGATCTTCTGGTTCAGATCGATAGCGATTCATCTTCAGAGTTTTGGATGAATCAAGATATCGATACGATCTTGGATTCACTCAAATTTTTTCGTGAGACAGTATGCGGACGAATCAAGTTACTGTGAATTCCTTCTCTCCGAACTCGTTGCCTTCAATGATCCTGAAGACGATGAATATGAAGAGCGGGACGAAGATCCAGTTTACTATCTTGGAGATAAACTCTCTGAGTCTTATTGGATATTCAGTGGTGCGGCAAATGGAGATGTCGGAACCTATCTTAAGTTATATTTTGAAACTTCAAGAGTTGATGTAATCAAAGCGCTTGCTTACTCTCGTACATTTTACAAACTCCAAAAGAAAAGATAATGGCAAACGATGTCGAACTAAAACTCGGACTTGACGCAACCGATCTTCTCAACGGTCTCAACAAAGCGATTGCAGAACTCAACAAAGCAATCGGAACGATCAATGGTACGAAGGTCGATATAAACGAGACACCTATCGTAAACGATCTAAACAAGATCCAAGCGGAAGCAAAAGAAACCGGAAAGGTTCTTGATAAAAATTTATCTGCTGGTGCTGCTGGCGGTAGTGGTCTTGATGCTTTGAAGGGAAAACTCGGTGGCTTCGGAGATATGTTTTCAAAATTGGGAGCAGAGTCGGGAGGTCTTGGCAATGCTTTTCAATCATTGACAGGAGGAGTCACCTCACTCGTTCCGGGTCTTGGTTCATTGTCGGGAGTTTTGGCGACTGGAGGAATCGCAGCGGGTATAGCCGCAGTTGGAGCGGGTGTAGCATATTCCATTGATAAAGGCAAAGAATTTGAAACTCAACTCGCTTCGCTCTCTTCCATCACCGGAGTATCAGGACCGGCATTGGATGACCTTGGAGAAAAAGCAAAAGTCATGGCGGGTAAGTTCGGAACCGATGCCACCGCGAATATCGAATCTTTCAAAACGATCCTTTCAAAACTCGGACCAGATATTGCCAAGAGTCCCGAGGCACTTAATTCGATGGCAGATTCTGTAAACACTCTTTCGAAAGCGACTGGTGACGATCCCGGCAAAGCAACTGAAGCGTTGACTGGGGCTCTTCTCCAATTTGGAGTTTCTCTTGACGATCCAGTCAAGGCAGCGGATGCAATGTCGGTTGCAATGAATGTCCTCGCAGCGGGAGCAAAGGAAGGAGCATCAGAAGTACCCGATGTGGCGGCAGCGATCAATGTGGCGGGTGTTGCCGCTTCAAGTGCGAAGGTATCATTTGAAGAGACGAACTCTGCGATCCAGACTCTTGCCGCTGGTGGTAAAGTTGGAGCGGAAGCGGGTACATCTTTACGAAATGTTTTGAATACTCTTGGAGCAGGAAGATTCTTGCCAAAAGATACTCAAAAGGAATTGAAAGCAGCGGGAGTCGATATCAACAAACTTGGAGACACATCGATATCACTTTCCGAACGATTGCGGGAATTGAATAAGATATCAGGTGACGCAGCACTCAAGACAAAACTCTTTGGTACCGATGCTGCCGCTGCTGCGATCTTGATCAAGGGAGCAAACGATGGAATGGACGATCTTACAAAAAAGTTGACTGGTACAAATACCGCATACGATCAAGCCGCAATCAACATGAATACATTTGATGAATCTTTGAATCGGATCAAATCAAATGTCGACAACTTTGCTATTTCATTTTACGATGGCATGAAGATGTCGTTTGGAATGTTAGCAGAGTCAACAGGACCAGCAGTTGGGCAACTTATGAATACTCTTGGAGAATGGTTCTCAAGAATGTGGTCAGTTGTCCAACCGATCCTTGGAGCGCTCGGAGCAATCTTGATGACTGTTATTTCAAATGCGATCAATTTAGTAACGAGCGCTTTGAATTCATTTTATGAGATGGCGGTCTATGCATTTGATGGAATCGTTAATGCCTTGCGTCCTTTAGTTGACGCGATCAAGTCGGCTCTTGGAATGGATGGAGAAGCGGGCAAAAGTATTGATGTCATGAAGATTCTCCAAGATGTCATGAATGGAGTCGGCATTGTAATTGGTGTCGTGTTTGATGCGATCACCACTCTTGGTAAAATTATTCTTGATGTATTGATCGGTGGCTTTACAAATGTAATCAAAGTGATCATAACAGTAGGGGAATGGTTTGCAAAGTTTGGTAAATGGATCGGAGATCTGATCTTGAAGATCCCAGGAGTCAAGGCGGTATTTGAAGGGCTCAAGTCTGCATTTGATTCTGTTTACAACTTCTTTGCCAATCTCCCCAAAGTGATCAATGAAGTCCAAGTTTATTTGAAAGCAATCGGAGGTACCTTCAAACTTGCATTCGAAGTTATTGGACAAGCATTTGATGCCGCTTTGAAATTAGACTTTTCAACAGCGGGAGAAAAACTAAAGTCGATCTTCAACCCCGACAACTGGAAGCAGGCATTTGGAGCAAGTATGCAATCGGCTCGAAATGAATTGAAACAAACAACCGAAGCGGCAGCAAAGGCGGGACAAGAATTCAAAACCTTCCAAACGACAACGACTGATGGAACAGTTAAGCCGCCACCGGGAGGAGAAGATGAAGAAAACAAAGGAGAAAAGAAACAAGCAACGACTCTTGATAAAAGAAAAAAAGCATATCAAGACTACCTCAAAAAATTGGAGAACGATCGGAATACTTATGAGTTGACTCTTGAAGGAAGTGAGGAAGAGAAGTCGCGAAAAATGAAAGAACGACTCGAAAAAGATAATGAGGCGGCAAGGATCAAACTCAATGAACTTGCTCGGGATATTTCCGATACTACTTTCGATGTCGACACGATCAAGATCAAAGCAGAGCAAGACGAGTCGATGGAAGATGTAAAAGGTTTTTATGTTGGCGAGTATAAAAAACTTCAAGATCAACTTGATAAAAATAAAGTCAAGGTCAAGCCAGATCTTTCGTGGAGAGAACCACTCGTTAAAGAACTTGACGAGTTTGTAAAGCAAGCCGATGGAAATGCAAAGGAATATGAAAAAGTCGTTGCGGGTATGTTTACCAAACCAGTCAACACCCAGGCAAAACTTGATCAAGCCGAAGCAGACTTTGACAAGATTACAAATCTTCTCTACGAGCAAAATGTCGAACTTCAAAACAACATCGATCTCGCCAGAAGTATTGGAGATCAGAAGGCGGTCGAAAGTTTAGAAAAGATCAAGGCAACCAATGCAGAGTCGATCGCAGATACAGAGAGAAGATATTTCAGATTTGTATCAGATTCCAAAAAAGCACTTGATGAAAATTCGATATACTTCCAAGTGGCAAAGAATCTTGAATCTTCCATACAAGAAGCATTCAACGGCGAAAGGTTGAGACAGGAAAGAGAGACGCAAGATAAAATCAGAAATGAAAAACTTGCCGCTCTAAACTCAGAAGAGGAAGATCTCAAAAAATCACTCGCAAACAGATCGATCGGTTTTGAAGAATATGCGGCTCGGATGTCAGATATCGAATCGCAAAGGCAAGAGCAATCCAATGGTCTTCAAGATCAATATCTCAGTGCTTTGAAAGGTGCTGGCGACAAAGCGATATCTACCGTATTGAAATCGCAAAGCGAAATGTTCAAAGAGAATGCAAAGGATCTTCAAGGAAATGAAAAGATCTTCAATGAATTTATCGGACAGACTCTTGGTGGGTTTAGTGAACTTGTGGCGAGTGGCAAAGCAAATCTTGCCGACTTTGGAAAGATGGCAGCAGGAGCGGCATTTGATGCTGTTGGAAAAATGATACCATCTTTCGTAGCCGGAATTCTCGGATCTTCAGTAACGACTTTAGGACCGATCCTCGGACCACTCGCAGCCGCAGCATTGACCGGAACGCTTTACGGTTTGCTTGGTTTGGCAAGGAGTGCCGCTGGTTTCAAAGATGGTGTTGTCGATCTGGCGGGAGCAGGATCAGAGACTTCGGATAGTATTCCCGCATGGTTGTCAAGAGGTGAATCTGTAATCACAGCAAAGGCAACAAAAGAGAATCGAAAAGAACTCGAATGGATGAATCGTACCGGTATGAGTTTGAGTCAATTTTACAAAACCAAAGTCGATTCAAGATCCATGTCGATAAATGAAAATGGAGAGTTGATCGAAGAGGTGAGAAGACTCAGATCAGAGACTCGAAATCTTGGAACGAGAATATCTCGAAATACCAAAGTCGAAGTGAGTGGTCTTTTGTCTGCAGATAATAGATCGATAACAGCAATCATAGATTCCCAAAGAAAAAAAAATATGAGAAGAGGTTAATATGTCGTGGAGGTTTTGGGTAAAGGTTCAGGGAGCAACTGAGCCGACTTTCAACCCGGTCAATACATTGGCGATCGAACTCCCAATTTTTGGTATTCATCATTCGCCAGAAGAAGAATCGGAAGTCGAGGTATCAATGTCTGGAAGCGAAGTATCGCAAAGTCAATATCGAATCAAGTTAGAGATCGAGTGCATTCCGTTTTCAACATGGGATCCTTTGACGATCAATTCCGATGCTACAATCTACTTGCTTCAATCGATCTTGAAGAAAAAGCATAAGAGATTGATCGCTCCCGATCCTGGTCTTGACAACAAAGTACTTCCTGATCGTTGGCGAGATACGACAAACTTTCCACTCATTTCTGGTCTGCTATCAAGTGGGTTTGTATTTGAAAGGAATGAAGTATCAAATGAAAAGAAATGGGCATCAGGACTTGAACAATTATCGCTTACGGTCTATAGTAAGGAATTGTTGTAATGTTAATTCCAAGTAATTACTTTCCAAATAATAGATTCGTAACCTCATGGACAAGTCAAGATGCTATTCAATACCGACTATACATAATACCATCCAATGCCGACTATTCAAGTGGAAGTTATGATCTAACTTTGCCAAAAGATTTCCTCCTTCGAGATATGAAACTTGATACTTCGATTGGAGAACTTCCCGCTGGGATACAATCACAAGTCATGACCTTTTCTGTCAATATCGCTTCTCTTGAAGGGACTCAGGCTCTTGATAACTTACGAGAACAACTCTTGAAGGGAACGACGACTAAACTCACTCCAAAGAATTCAAATGGCACTGAATATCTAAATGTATCACAACTTGGATATCATACTGAGTTGACAAACGAACAAAAGGAATTTGAAGTCTTCAATACTTTTATCCTTTTGTATAACGATGGTTTCGGGTTTACTCCAAATGTCTGGAAGGTTGGTTTTATTGGTTGTCAGAAATATGCTGCCGAAAATGAACTCGAAGTGACCAGTCTTCAAAATGTAGTCAAGTTTTCAATCGAAGCCCATGACATCACAAGATGTATTGGAGAAATGATCACTCCCGAAATCTGGAAGATTGCATTGCGAGCACGAAATGAAATGATCAACCTTACCTCTACTCTTCAAAAATCAGAGACAGAAGAATATCGAGAAATCTTGATCGGAAAAGATTACTACTATCAATCCAACTACGATAGACCACTCAACGCTGTCGACTGGTTAAACGGAAGGTTTTGGATGTATGTATCGACATTTGATCGACTTGGGACAAAGATATCAGAAATGATGTCTGCTTATTTCCGAGCAATCATGAGAAACAATTCTTGCTCGTTTACATTTCCTCAGTTATATGAAAAGTCGATCGCGTTTAAGGATGAAGAAGGATCAGAGTTTTTATCTGAGAACTATCTTTGTTACATTGCTGAAATATGGGAAGCGTCGAACGGAAATATCAATCTCGTATCGGGAGCGCATGCAGATTCAAAAATGTTTGCCCAGTTTACTAACTTCTATGAGGTATTGAAAAACCTTTGTGAAAACTCTCTTGAACTTTTCATTCCTTCAATCACTTGGGCTGATGGCGATCCAGACACTCATTCGATTACATATCAATCTTCATATCCTTTTGGATCTTCCTCTGTCTCTTCTATTGAACTTAATAGAGATAATACATATTCATCTTTCAAAATGAAAATGTTTTCTGAGTCATTGCGATACGCAACAATATCAGTGACTTCAATATCGGGAGATCAAGATACAACTGAATATAGGTTTGGAGATAAAGGAACGAGTGGTGATAATTCTAAAGAAATGAAGATCATGTTCCATAACTTGCCGATTCTTCAAGATCGTAAATTTGTGGAAAGGTACTATGGAATATGGGACAATGAGAATGAATCTTGGGTAAGGAAATCAACGAGTCCAGGTTACATCTTATATTTTGAAGATCAGACCCCACACCTGCCAAGAAAAGTCTATACTCAATGTTTTATTTTTTTTGATGGTGATGCAAGCCTGCTCGCTTACTATACTCTTCAATATCCTATCGTGCCATACTATAAACCTGACGGAGTCCTTTTTATGATCAGAGAGCAACAAAATTCAGGACTTCCATCTACGATTGCATATTCGATGGTACAAGCATTTGGAGATAAAAAGCAAGCGGAAGCAAATTTGACTTCCAGATTTGTAGATGTAAAATGGAATGAGGTTGGTAAAAGATGTAAGATCAATCTAAACGACTACAATAGTTTACTTGAGAAGATCTACAATTCCAATATCGTAAAAGGAGTCTTGATGGAATCAAGTCAAGATGTTTATCAAGGCACTGTCGATCTTACAATCAGAATAGATGCGGAGTAAAAATGAGATATAACGAACCGATCAAACCGCAAGGAATTGGAAGGAATCAACTTGCTTTTAATACTGGGAATATCCCGAGCACATTTTCTCAAGGTGACGATCAAGAGCGTGATCCGATCTTGGATCAATCTCAAGATTATTCGATCAGTACTCTCGCTAAAGCAAAAGCATCAGCAGAGGCAACCGCGACATCACTCAAACAAGATATCCAAAATGTTTGTTTTGAGATTACAGGGATTGGTGATATGTATGTCGCTTCGGGAGCAACCGGAGCGGATATCTTATGGAATCAGGGAAGAGTGATAGTCGATTCGCCACTTTACTTTTACAATTGGTATGATCGATATATCTATGTCAAGAAGCCGGGATGGTATCTTGTAAGAGCAAATCTATTTGCTCCCGAAGTCAATGCGGGTGGTGAATGGGGACTCAAGATAATTTCAAATATCAATCTTGAGAATTCTCAGTTTGAAAGATATCCAACTTATATGGATTATCAACATACCGCCAAACATCCATATGTAAATGGCATGACTTTTTTTAACGCACCCGAGCAAGTTTTCAAATCGAATAGCGGTGGTCTTCCAGGATTCAAGTTGAGGATCACTTCTTCATTTAATGGTTTCAACTTTTTCTCATATAACACCTATGCCAATTTGCAAGTGATTCGTTTATCTGATCTCGACTATTCTACAAGACAAGTTTATACTTTTAGCCCAGTTTAATAAAGGAAAAACAAAATGGAATTTTACTCAGGAAAATATGGAGTCGATCGAAGAAAAGTATCGAGTGACTTTGGACAATTTGATACCATCGCTTACGCGACTGGCGATATATTGACTTCATCGGCAATATCATTTGCAAACATGGCAAGGTCGGTTGGTTTTTCTGGAAAGATGGCAAGAGTCATCTTGAAGGAAACGACTTCCGGTACTCTTCAAAGACCATCACTCAGACTTTGGTTTTTTGGAGCATCAGTAACACCAGCAAGTCGAAATTCTCCACAAGCGTTTACCACTTCCCAAATTGATGTACTTCTCGGGACCACTGATGTCTTGAATGCAAATTGGATCAATTGTGGTAGCGGAGTTTCAATGATAGAAAAGGATATCGAAATACCTTATGTCTTGAGTTCTGGATCTTCAGCGATCTATGTCGTTCCGGAAGTAAGAGCCGCTTATACATTCCACTCAACGAGTCGAATAATAATGCAGTTGATTTCGGAGGTTGATTGATGTCTGCTACTTTTACAGAATTGAATAGCGGTATGACTTTGATCCTCGACAAAAACAATATCCAGTCGGCATACAATCTTGAAGAGTTTTGTCAACTGATCATGATCGATGAAACGATCTACGATGTTTCCGATACATGGTCATATGTTTTGAATCAGATCCAAGGCGGTCCAACTGGTCCATAAAAAAAAAGATCGATCCGAAGACCGATCTTATGTTCTGGGGGAAGAGCATACGGTTATGATAGACCGCATTTCAAAACTAAGAAAATAAAATGAAAAGAGCAAAATCAATATCGGTAAAATTTACAAAGAGAGAAGATATAGATCTTTTGAGATCAAGATCAAAAGAGATGAATCTTCCCATGACAAAAACGATCATTGAAGCGGTCAAGATGTCTAAAGAAATATATCTCACGAGAGGCAAGATCTCAACTCTTGAATTTCTCAACCGGGAACTCTTCAGAGATTATTTCGAAAGGCATAAAAAAAAAGAGTGACCTGAGTCACTCTCTTTCCCCGCCTAATAAATGTAAGCAGCATATTTACCTCAACAAAAAAAAGTTGTATTGGTTAATTCATCAGGCAAAAGCAAACTACAAAAATTCCTCATAAGAAGCAACAGAATTATCAGGGGATGGTAATTCTCTTCAATCTCCAATCAATCGTCATAAAACAAACAATAATTCCTGATCAAACAAAAAATTTATGATCGGGATATTTTGCGTGCTCATAACTCTACATATTTCAAGGGGTTAAGGAACTCAAAAAAAAAGTTTAGTAAAAGAAAAAAAACTGTTGCCTTCAAACAAAAAAGCCCTTATGTTTGACATAGAAATTAAATGATCAAACAAACAATCGGAGCAGAGAAATGCAAGCGTCATCAGAAATCAGAATCGAAGTAGCATTGGAAATGAAGAAAGCATTTGAGTTGAAAAATGATCTTGGAGAGTTTGGCAACATGAGCACCATGGTTTATGATTACATGGATTACGAAGGAGAAGATTGTTTCCTTTGTGAAGATGAAAACGATTATCAAAACAAACTCAACGACTTTACTTCTTACATGATCTCTGAGTTTGGGATCGCAAGTCAACTCTTGAAAGATTATTGCAAATTTTATTTTGAAGAGTGTGTCGCAGTTGAGATCTACTATACAAATGCAGATAATGCATAATTAACTAAACATAAGGATCAAGAGCAATGAAAGAATTATTTGAAATGACCATGACCTATTTTGAGCAGGCAGGAACCGTCTCTGAAAAAGAAGCAAAACTCGCAAAGTTGAGATCCATGAGAGCAGGTGAGGCATACAATTATTTTATCAATAGCCAGACAAAGCATGATCAATATACAAACCTATTTGAATTACTCGATCTCTATACAATAGGCCAAACATATAGCACTCATGAACAGTTGAAAAAAACAAAAGATGTCATTCAATTTATGATAATAAAAAATATCCTTTAATCATTTGGAGTAAAGCAATGAAGGTTTACAAATTAAGAGCGGAAGCATTGATCGATATCTTCAATATGATGGAAGATCCCAGATTTCATGCTATTGAATTCGATATCAAAAAAGAAAAGTTTTACGACATTACATTTACCTTCAAGACCTCACTGGTTCTCGATCAAATCATTTCAATTATTGAAGATGTAAAAGATGGACATGTAATGTTGAGAACCATTCAACCCATAAGAAAATACACTGGCGAGTTGATCGCATAAACATTTATCATTTTTATTCGGAGTAAGATCATGGAGAAGGAAAGAGTAGCGGAAATCAGACAAACCTTGAAGCAGGAATTTCCTGATATCAAATTCAGTGTCTCAAAAGAAGCATGGCGAGGGATCCATATCAATGTAATGAAGGCACCATCGAAATATGGTTTCCAAGATTACAATCAAAAGCCGGTAAATGAATACCATTTGGAGAGTCAATTTGCAGATCATGAAGATGCAAAGTCGGTCATGATCAAGATACGAGATATTGCAAATACATTGCTCGGAGTCACCTATCGTGAAACTGGCGACTACGGATACCAACCAAACTACTATGTCTGGCTTGGCATTGGTAAGTGGGATAAGGAATTTCAAATCATTGATAATTAAGGAGAATAAAAATGAAAGTGGTCACAAAGCAAGATAAAGAAACTCTTGAAGTTCAAATGATAACTCTTGAAAGAACATGGCGGGAATTGAATGGAAGGATATCGATCGACTATGAAACAGCGATCAGATATTTGAAAGAAGGAGCGATCTTGCAAACATTATTTTACACATATAAAATTGGAGAGCCTAAATGAGAGACTTAGTAAATGTAGAAGTTATGGCAGAAGTATTCCAAATGGAAGTCAGAGAAGCGATAGCAAAATATCATGAATGTCGTAAAGCGGTTGATTGGTTGGAAGGAGAATTGGAACATGCTTTGAATGAATTAGAGATCGCAAAAGATGTATTGGATATGATGAATGTAAAAGAATATGAATAAGGAGCAGAGTCATGAGAATTAACTATTTCAAATCAAGAGAAGAGTTGTGTTTATATTTTATCGGGCAGGCAAGACAAAGTCTCGGCTTTTATGGTTTGTCTGACAATGGCGACTTTTACAAGACCACCGAAGCAAGATGGAGTGAAGATCAAATGGAATACTTATATCCCGACTGGGCAATTCTCTTCAATGTTATGCGAGACGATCGGATTGAATTCAAAGATACTATCCATAAACTTTCATGTGGAGTATAAAATGGAGATCAACGAAATATCGTATAATCATAATGACCGGGTACTTATGGCGAATAGGTTGAGAAAGTTACGAGTCAAGATCTGGTGTGAAATGTATGATAATAGAGATACGATCGAACCGGAAGAGTTTAGTCAATTGGATGAGGCATGCTGTCTGATATCAAATGTTATTTCAAATTTATCACAAGGAGAACCGAATGAAGAAACAGAGTGAAATTTATCGCGATCATGATCCATATTCTCGCATGATCTTACAAGAGTTGAATCAACTCAGAGATCAAAAGGAGATATACAAAGCGCAAATCATGACACAAGTTGAAGAGATCGAAAATCTGGAAGATCGAATTGAAAGGATGAAAGGAGTTTTGTATTTCACCTTTGCCCTTTCGACTCTTGCAATTATCTTGATCCTTGAAAATATCTTACACCCATTTTTGAGAACGCTATGATCGACATTGAAGATAAGGAATGGTTGAGCGTGGCGGAAGTTGCTGAGATCATAGGTTGTTCAATTCAAAACATTCACTACCTGATCAAAGGACGATATCGACCACAAGCCAAAAGAAAAAAGATATCACCAAGAAGATTCTTAAAAACTCAGACAAGAAAAACCAATAAAAACAATCTTGTCTATTTTATACATAAAAGCGAGATTGAAAAATATCTCAAAGGAGAAAAGTCATGAAGGTTTTTGAAAAACACCAAATCGTTTCCTCAACTGGTTTGATCGTTACAATTTATGGAGATCCTGGAATCGGGAAAACAACTCTTGCCAATACCGCTCCAAATCCGATCTTGCTCGACTTTGATCGCGGGGCACATCGCGCTTCTCTCGGCAAGATGACTGTACAATTTGATTCATGGAGTGATCTGATCGAAAGCGAGCAAGAATTGAAAACCCTATTTGATCAACATGATTCAATCATAATTGATACAGCCGGAACGCTTCTCGATTACATGAATAATTATCTTCTGGAGACTCAACCATCACTTGCAAAAAATGGAATCAAGTTATGGGGAGAGTTGAAAAAAACATTTAACGACTTTTTCCAGCCGTTAAAAAAACTCAATAAGAATATCATATTCATTGCCCATGCGAAGGAAAGAGAAGAGGGAGATATCAGGATCAAGAGACCTCTGATTCAAGGATCGAGTTATGATCTGTTGATGCAATCTTCAGACCTCGTTGGATACTATACTTCAACTGGAACTAAGAGAGTCTTGACTTTCGATCTTAGCGAAACGATCACCGCAAAAAATTGTGCCGATCTCAAACCAATCATTGTTTCCGATGTCCCTTCAATGCATTCTCAAATGGAAGATATCATTGTGGCAACAAAGAAGGCATTGATCCAAAGATCTGAAAACCATGAATCTTCAATCACTATTGTACAAGAGTGGGAAAAGATAGCAGAGTCGAGCGATCCAAATGAGTTGTATAAAATGTTGAGTGAATCCAAGATCAAGAAAACAGAAAAAACATCAGTGTGGGCAAAGGTAATTCAAGTAATGTCTTCAAGAGGTTATGAATGGAATGCAGATTCAAAATCATTTGAAAATAAAATCAGTGAGGTGTCAAATGGTTAACAAAGAAGATTTCAATTTGATCTTGTTATTGATCTGCGTGGCATTGAATATGACATCTTTGTATTTTTCTATGCCATATAAGTTTCGTCAAAAGATCGCAAGAACGATCAACCCTCCCAGACCATACCGGAGGAAGACAAATGATATCTCGTGAATTACTTAGATATCTGGAAGTTGGATATCAAGAATTTTATCATGCTGACCTCAACCCAAAACAGATCCAAGAATACATGATAGGTTTTGCCAAGGATCTACATGAAAAGGAAAGATTGAATATCATTCGTGCTTTTTTGGCTGGGTGGAATTATCGCGGTCAATGTGACCACCCGCAAATCTTGGCAAGTTTGTATTGGGACATAACTCATGGAGACTATAAAAAATGATAAGAATAAGTGCTTCTCTTTTGAGCAATTATCTCGCTATGATTGAAGATCGGATCTCGTATGATCAATTTTCAAAAAACATAATTGATCCCGATCCTCCTTCTTTGAAAATGAGAGCCGGCACTCTATTCCATCACTTGATACAAAACGGAGAAGGAATAGATGTCAGGAAAGAAAATCAAGATCAAATCGGACAAGATATCGATCTCTTAAAATTTAATGAGCAAGATATCATTGAAGCAAGATCTAAAATAGATCGAAGAGTTGAGATCTTTGAATACAAGATCAGGAAGCCATACGAATATAAAAATCGTATGATCTATTTGACTGGCGTGGCAGATCAATTACTCGGTAATGTGGTTCATGAATACAAAACAACTTACGGATCTTTTTCGTATGATAATTATGCCGACTCGATTCAATGGAAATTGTATTGCGAATTATTTGGAGTCGAAGAGGTAAGATATCAAGTCTGGCAGATCAGTGAGCCGAATGAAGATGGAAAGGAAATGAAAGTTAAATCGTACCATGAATTTAGTATGTTCGAAAGCGAGTGTTCTCGAAAGATGTTATTTGAGACGATCCATAGCGCTGTTGATCTGATCTACTCAAAAGGTCTTGATCAATATCTTCAACTAAAATAAAACAAGGCGGGTCATCCCGCCTTTATTTCCAAACTTACCCGGAGAAGAAAATGGACGGAATGCCATACAATAGAGAAGACCTGGAAGAATTGGCAAAAAAGACAGAATATGAATTATTGAAGATTTCGCAGTTTTTGGAAAAAATGGAAGAAATGTCAAAAAATGCAGGTACAAGTTTAAGGTTTATTCTTTCTATTCTTAATAAAGATAATATACCTTCAATCGTGACAAGCAAAAAAAGCAAAAAAGAACAAAAAATCCAAAAAGAGCAGATTCTTCAAAATCGGCAAAAAATTCAAATTCTTCAAGAAATGATATTTCCTCATATTTCGAAAATAGAAAGAAGTCGACTCGAAAGTGAAAGAGGCATCTTGATCGCTTGTGAAACATTTGATAAGTTGATCCAAAAAGGATATACTGATGAAATGATCAAGCAGGCAGTTTTCAATGCCACCCGCGATGAATTCTGGTCAAGACAGTTCAGATCGCTTGCCAAACTCTTGAGAAAGAATCGCGATGAAGTTTTGTATATCGATATATTCCTTGCCATTGGAGTCAAGAATCATAAAATATCAATCCCCAAAATAGTGAGGTGAATATGATACGCAGCATAGGGAGTATATCTGAACATGTGATATCTCATAGTGAGAGAAAGGATAGAGGTCAACAAAAAAGTCTGAGCCAACAACTCAGAGAAGAAAAGGAATTGTTATTTGGATCCCCAAGAAAAAGGAAGATGAAAAACATACTTCCCCAATGTCAAAAGAAAAAACATCTTATGATCAGATTCGAACACCCAGTGGAATGTGAAGGCGTATTGAATCTTATTTTGTCAAGATATCGACTCGAAAATGATGAACATATATTGCTTGAAGATCTTAGATCTCCAAAAACAAATCGACATAAACATATCAGAATGATTGTTTGTTATATCGCTTATCAATGTTTTTGGATCAGACAAAAAGACATAACAGATTATTTTGATATTCATCGTGATATCGTCGGGACTTCAAATCACATGCTTGGAAGACTCTTTGAAAACAAACCAAATGAGAAACAAAAATTCCTTGACTTTTTTGACTATTTTATGACCTTATTGAAAAGAGAATATCAATGACAAATTTCAGAGATCATGGAATCAAGATCCCAAATGAGAGCAAAGGTCAATATCATACGACTTGTCCCGAATGTTCTCACACCCGCAAAAAATCTTCGGAAGCATGTTTGTCAGTTAATGCCGACGATGGAACATGGTATTGTCATCATTGTGGGTGGTCCGGAGGTTTGAAGAAAAGTAATCAGATCGAAAGATCGATCCCGAACTTTAATGAGATATACAAAGCGGCAAAAGTGATCGAAAGCAAGAATGATATCTTGAGAAAAAGTCTTGTATCTTATTTTGCTGGAAGATCGATCTCTGAAAAAACTCTAAACATGGCAAGCGTAACTTTAGAGGTTGATCAATATGGAGTCGAGCAAATAGCATTTCCATTCCTTTACGATGGTAATGTGGTCAATATAAAATACCGTTCAAAAGATAAAACCTTCAAGCAGACAAAAAATGGTTTCCGTACATTTTACAATATCGATTCGATATCGGGATCAAAAGTTGCAATCATTACAGAAGGCGAGATCGATACTTTATCATTCATCGAATCTGGCTTCCATTTTGTTTGCTCGGTTCCCGATGGTGCCTTGAATCCTGATGCCAAAAATATATCAAGTAAGATGACATTCCTTGATAATTCCGCAGATAAATTCGATCAATGTGAAATGATATACCTTGCTCTTGATGGTGATGCACCCGGTCGGAGGATGCTTGAAGAACTGGCGAGAAGACTCGGCAAAGAAAGATGTGCAGTGATTACATATCCTGATGGTTGCAAAGATGCAAACGATGTCCTCGTTAAGTATGGAAGAGAAGGCGTAAAAGATCTGATCAAGACCGCTGTAGAATTCCCAATAGAGGGAGTAAAATTTCTCAATGAATCAACAGATCGAGTTCTCGATATTTTTATCAATGGTTTCCCAGAAGGTGTGGTGACTCAAGAGTGGAAAGAATTTGACAAATTGATCAAGTGGTTTCTTGGACAATTAACTGTCGTGACCGGAATACCTTCTCATGGAAAATCAAACTTCGTTGATAATCTGATCGTACATCTTGCTCGGAATAATGGTTGGAAGACTGCGGTCTTTTCTCCCGAGAACCCGACTCATGAAATGTGGGTAATCAGATTGTTGGAGATCGCGACTGGTCAATCATTTTTCGGATCTTCCAGAATCGAAATCGAAAAGATAAAACCAATGATCGATACTTTATCAAAATACTTTTTCTTGATCAATCCGAGTGAGGAGTTTACTCTTGATATTGTGCTTGCGACAATGCGATCGTTGATCAGGAAACATGGAGTCAATGTTTTAGTGATCGATCCTTGGAATAATCTGGAAGTAAGATCAAAAGCCGGAGAATCAGAGACCTCATATACCGCCCGCATACTTGTCAAGTTGAGGACCTTTGCCCGACAAATGGGAGTCCATATCATTCTCATTGCGCATCCACGAAAAATGTCTAAATTGTTGGACGGCACCTACGAGATACCAACAGCATACGACATCAGTGGTTCGGCTCACTTTTACAATGTGGCCGATAATATCATGAGTGTGTATCGGGAATTTTTATCTGAAGATTCTGATCGCTCAACGACTCATGTCCATATTCAAAAGGTCAAGACAAAATATACTGGTCAACTTGGTTGCGCAAAATTTTCGTACGATAAAATGACTCAAAAGTTTAGCGAGACAATATGAGCAAAGTGATTGAAGGAATCAAAAAAGAAAATGAGAATGCAATCAAATTTCTTTTTCTTATCAAGGCATACAAGATCCCCAAACCGCAAAGAGAATTCAAATTCCTTCAAGATCGAAGATTCCGTTTTGACTTTGCATGGGAAGAAAAAAAGATGGCGGTTGAGATCGAAGGCGGTCTCTGGAGTGGTGGTAGGCATACGAGAGGAAAAGGATATTTGAAAGATATGGAAAAATATAACTTGGCAGTCGCAAAAGGATGGCGGGTCTTGAGGTTTTCCCCTGATCAGATATCCAAAGAGGAAACTTATCTTTTGATCAAAGAATGTTTGGAGTAAAAGTCATGAAATTTGTAAAAAATACAAAATACTATTCAGGCGTTGTCTATGAATGGAATTTGCCGACAGGATCGACATGTCCATTTGCAAAGGAATGCAAAGTGACAATAGATAATTATGAAAAAAAATGATCATATCACTTAAAGCGAGAATCTGTTCCAAATGGTGCTTAAAGCCACAAAAAGTGCTTAAAGCCACAAAGAGCGGTATTGATCTATAAAAAGAAAAATAATTTTGCGTGAATATCACTTTTTTTATATTTGATACAAATCTGGAGAATTATCATGATCAAGTGTGAAATCAATGGAGTCTTGATTGAAAAGTCAAGACCAGTTGTCGTCTCTGATAAACTAACAAAATCAGAGATCGTGGTCGAATCAAATCAAGGAAAGTATCCTCAACATATCAAGATCGAAGTGGTCAATGAGGATATCAAAAAACTTGATGTAATCAAGACTCTTGAAGATGTTAAAGTGGTCGCTTATCTTCAAGGCAGAAAATATACCGACAAAGTATCGGGACAATTAAAATACTTCAATTCTGTCAAACTCTTATCGATAGAACCATTATCGAAAGGAATGCAGATAATTGAAGAAGAAGAGTCGATATTTTAGAGGATGGTTTTCCATCCTTTTTTTTATTCTTATGATATACGACTTCAGAGAATATAGCGATCACGAAATACCAAACTTTGTTTGGTTTACTTCAGGATCAGATCTCATAGCGAGAGTCATTATCGGAGCCGATGAAATCAATATCAAAGCGATCGTAAAAGATGACCTTTGGAAGATTACGGCAAAGAAAAAAAATGGAGTCAAGATCATGAATCTTCGAGTCCGCAATCTTACAAAAGAAGAAGTCATGATAATAACCGAAACAAATCTCTTGGATAGATACAATGATTGACTACAGAAAATTTTTTGGGTGGGGATCCCAAAACCTCAACGGAAAAGCATTTGTCGAAATGATCCAAACCATCTTCAAGACAAAGCAAAACAAATCAGACCTTCAACTCGATATCCTCAACATCCCGACTTTTACAGGAAGAGTTTTATCGATCTTGATCAATGAAACCGGCAACTTTGTTCATGGTGAAGCCAGATTGAATATCATGTCGGCAGATCCTTTTTTATATCCTGGCAAATCCGATGTCGAGAAAAAGTCTGCTCTCTTATTTGATACCTTAGATAATTTGGATAAACTTGAATATCCTTTTTTGAAAAATGTCAAGATAGAAAAAGCAGACTCGATCGAAGATCTGCAAAGTAAAAAATACGACGCAATCATTATTTCCAGAATTGATATCAAAGTTACCGATCAAGTCTTGAAGATCATTGATAATGTTGCAAAAGATGGTGCCTTGATATCGATCGACTTTACACCGATTGAAGATCAATATCTCAAAAATGAAAATCATGAACTTGAATTGATCAACCAATTTAATAACAGAGAAGATGGCGAGATCAGATCTATTTTTGTATATCAATTAACAAGGCGAATCAAACCAACGACGAAGAATCATAAAAATGAAATGAAAGAAGTCGTCAATGTTTTGAGTCAAAATAATAACAAGGAAAAATGAAATGAATGCTCTGAAAACCTTTATTCCTCTCTTCGTGTTGAGTTTTATCGCGCTTGGAGTGACCTTAGGTTATGCGGATGGAAGTTTCAGTACCTTTGCAATCGGTCTGACAAAGTATGCGATTGCGGTCGGTGCTGCTTGGTTTGTTGATTCGTTCTTACTAAAGGAGGTAAACACTCGTGAAATTATCAGTACGAATCCTATTGCCTATGCTCTTTTTCTTTCTGCAAACATCCTCACTGCCGCTCTTTGCTTCTCGCAGTCATGAAGTCTTGAAGATCGCAGAAGGTTTTGTCGGGACTAAAGAAGAAAAAAATAATTCAGGTTTCTGGGTTGATCGTTTTCTCAAATCATGTAAGATCAAACCAGGAGCACAATGGTGTGCCGCATTTGTAAATTTTTGTCTTGACTCTGCAGGGATCAAGACTCTTCCTTTTACTGGATCAGGTCTGGCGAGACATTTTGCCACTCGAAATAAAACGATCAAAGCAAAAGATGTCCTTCAAAAAAATATAGATCTTCCAGCCGGAACGATCGTCGTTTGGAGAAGAGGCACGACTCCTTTTGGACATGCAGGGATAGTAAAATCTTGGAAAGGAAAAAACGGAATCACAATTGAAGGCAATACATCTTCAGGGCAAAAAGGATCGCAAAGTGATGGCGATGGAGTTTGGAGAAGATCAAGATCGATCAACCCAACAAACTACTTTCGAATAACTGATTTTGTAATCTATTGAAAAAAAATTTTTGCGTGAACAAAATATCAATTAAATTATCAATGCAACCCAATGTGGTAGCGCTCTTGATCTCATGACTTCTCCGCAGGGGCTTCTTTCGGGAAGCCCTTGTTTTATGATATACGATGGAAATACTATTCGAACTCCTCAGGAATTTAGTCGCCACTTTCGTTTCCGTTGGAACATTGATCGTAATGTTTTCAAGACATCTCAACAAAGAGCGACTTTTACATTCCAAGCAAATATCAGACATAATCGATAAAACGGCAAGCAAGGTCTTCTCGAATGCGCAACTTGAACAAAGAGTCAAACAACTCGAAAGTCAAGAAAAAGCAAATCAAGAATACATGAGAGAATCTTTTGCCAAGGTTAATGATCGCCTTGATCAGATCTACTCTATCGTTGCTGGTATAAAAAAATGAAGTTTGGTTTTAAGTATTGGAACGAGCCGACTCCAAAAAAGATAAGGAGAATCTTTGGAGCAATATCGGCAGCAGGGATGGCGGGATCAGGATTTGCATACCTCCGAGAAGATCAAACTCTTGCGATAATCCTTTTGTCGTGCTCGGTATTGGGAGCGTTTATTTCAAAACTCTTTGCAGAGAATCCTTGAATGACAAACCGAGATCGTTTCAATATCAAGATATACAAAGGCGAAACATACTCAACTCAAGTCGAGTTGAAAGACTCTTCAGGATCTCCAATCCCTCTAACAGGAGCAACAATCACTTCACAATGCCGATCTAAGAAAAGCAATGAAGTGGTTTTTTCTTTTGTATGTTCGGTAACCTCTCCGGCTACAAATGGGATATTTACTTTATCTCTTCCAGCAGCAAATTCAATCAATTTAGAAGCGAGCAGATCTCTGATCTATGATGTGAAAATATCATGGACAAATGGGGATGTCAAAAAGTGGTTGAGTGGTGATGTCGAAATAATAGATACCGTAACGCAATGAGTCTTGAAGATCAAAATATCAAAATAATTACAAAACCATCTTCAGTCAATCTCAACATTAACGAGTCGACTGGAGATATAGATATATCAACTATTCCCCAGATAATAAAAGTACAAGTTGGAGCGATCCTCCAAACTTCAAGCGGGTCTTTTGTTGTTGGGGAAACTCCTTTGGGATTGATCAACGGAAGCAATGCAATTTTTTCGACATCCCAAAATTTCGTTCCTGAGTCTATCCAAGTTTTTATCAATGGAATATCCCAAACAAATTCCATTGACTATACGACGAGCGGAACCAATACAATCAATATGAATGTATCGCCGATCGTTGGAGATTACATTCGAGTTAATTACAAAATAGGATAAAATATCATGGCAGAAACTACAATTGCTGGAAGACAAATACGCGACGGAGCGATCACGAATAGTAAAGTTGCTGCTGGTGCGGCAATCGATACGAGTAAACTTGCCGATGGATCAAACTTTTTGAAAAAGGATGGAACGGTTGCTCTCACTGGCAATCTTGACTTCAATAATAATACTGGTTTGAATGTTGGGACTCCAACTCAAAATGGACATGTCGCTAACAAAGTATATGTTGATAATCTGATCGCTTCTCTTCCATCGGCATACAAATATCGACAAGTCCATGCTGCGACAACTGGGAATATAAATTTATCAAATCCAGGAACAGCGATATTCGATGGTCATACATTGGTGTCGGGAGATAGATTACTCGTAAAGGATCAGACCCTCCAAACTCAAAATGGTATTTATGTTTTCAATGGATCTTCAAGCGCTTTAACGAGAGCAACTGATTCGGATGCATGGGATGAATTAGTCGGGACTCTTGTATATGTTGATCAAGGAACGACATTTGGAGAGGCAAGGTTTTTCTGTACTTCCAATAGTGGCGGTACTCTTGGATCGACTGCAGTTACTTATGTCCAAGATTCAAGCGGGACTCTTTCACCTTCCAACTTCGTTATTGAAGAGACTCCAAGCGGAACGATCAATGGATCAAATGTAACATTCAATTTGGCAAATACTCCAACAGCAGGAACTTTGAAAGTATATTTGAATGGTTTGAGATTGAAGAGCGGTGCTGGTAACGATTACACTTTGTCGACAAACATTATCACATTTGCGACGGCTCCAATATCTGGCGATGTTATTCTTGTCGACTATATGAAGTAAAATCTGAGAGGTCATGAGATGCCAGAAACAAAATTAAAGAATACTCAAATTCCATCGACTCTTCAAAATAAGACGATCGATAATTCAAATGATATCAATACAACGACTACCAAGTTGAAGATATCAGGCGGAACGACTGGTCAAGTTTTATCAACTGATGGATCAGGAAATGTATCATGGATAACCGCAGGTGGTGGCGTCACTGATGGCGATAAAGGCGACATCGTTGTTTCTGGGAATGGAAGTATATGGTCAATCGATACCGGAGCAGTCGTTGAGGCAGATATAGCAAGCAATGCGGTCACAACAGCAAAGATTGCAAACGCAAATGTGACATTCGCCAAGATTCAAAATGTCTCAACTGGAAGACTTCTTGGAAGGTCAATGTCAAATCCAAATGGTCCGCCAGAAGAAATAGTTGCCACCGGTGGACTCGCTATGAATGCAAATACAATTTGGATTCCTTTACAAGGAATTGACTACAATAGGATTGTCAACAATTCTCAGACAGGAGTTTTAGGAGGGCAGGCGGGAACATCGCCTTCTATACAGCAGCCGAATGCGACTATAAACATAAGTGGAGGAATAATTGGAACGAATAAACAAAGAGTGCCATACTATGACCAGAATGTAATTACATTATCTTCCAATCAAGTATTCACTAACACTTCGACTCTCGCTCCGATACCAAGCATGACAGGAATAGTCTTGGGAGGTAGCGGCTTTACACCCGCGACATATTTAATAGAACTTGATCTTCTTGTCGCAAGAAATAGTGGAGCGGCAAATCCTGGATACAAGATTCGTTTAGGATGTTCTGGAGTTGGAACCTATGGTGGCTACTACAATTTTGCATTTGATGAACAAAATGCCAAATCGTTGACAGACAATGCCACATTTCTTGAATACGATTTTAATCTTGCTGAAATAAATCAATTCCCTTCCCCAAGAACTTTAAGAGCGGCATTGTTCATATCGACATCAAATACCACTGTTCAATTAAATTTATCAGCAGCGCAAAAGACGGCAACCTCTGCTGCGAATACTTTAATAATGGCGGGGACGACTCTTAGAGTTTTTAGAAGACCGGTTTTGTAAGGAAACAAAAATGACCTTAATAAAAAATTATCTTGATACCAATCAAGATGGTATCGAAGTGATGATGTGGATCTTCAAAGATCAAGATGAAAATCTATGGGTAACTGAAACTGCGATCATTGATAATGAAAAAAATGCGCTTGATATAATTTTGCTCGCTATGGAACCACAATGATGTCGACTCGAAAAAGACATATTCGAGTCTCAGTTACTGAAGATGAATATCGATTTGTAAGAGAGGTTCTCCAAAAAAACAAAGCGGGAGGACGGCTCCCCAAACTCGAAGAGATCGACACATTCGTTTCGGAATGGCTAAACGACTTTCCCGATGGAAGAGAGGAAACTTTCAACCCTATATCGATTGAAGGCAAGACCGCTATCTTATCTGACATACATCTTGGTATTCATGATAAACAAGCGTTGACTTCCGCTTTAACTTATCTCAAAAAAGAGAAGATCGAAAACCTGATATTGAATGGAGATATACTCGACTCGACTGCTATCTCAACTCATCCCAAGAATCCACAGACTCCAAAATATCTATATGAAATCAATCTTGCAAATCAATTACTTTCTTCATTAGGATCAGACTTTCCAAAAGTCAAGATCTATTTTAAGGAAGGCAATCACGAAGATCGACTCCAAAGATATATCATGGCAAATGCCGAACAACTTGAAGGGATAGTCGATCTACAAAAGATACTCGATCTTGAGTCAAAAGGAATATCTTATGTCGAGTCTCTTCGATATATGATCGTCAACTCGATTCATGTCTTCCATGGTCACGAGATCAAGGTATCGGGAAATCTTGCCGCAAGAAAGTTATATGATAAAACGGCAAACTCTTCCCTTATGGGACATGTCCACAAGATCGGACATTATGTAAAAAAAGGAATCGATGGACGGTATCGGGATGCTTTTACAACTGGATGTCTTTGTAAATTATCTCAAGGATACATGATGCATTCCGACTCTCAACATGGTTTTGCAATTATTGAAAAAGATGGAATCGTAAGAAATATCGAAATAAGAAACGGAGTGGTCTTGCCATGATAAACAAAATGACAATCGCCTTGATATCTGCGATACTTGGTATCTTGTTATCTTTGTCGATAGAGTGGAAATCTTGTAACATGATTCCAAAAGAAACAAAGATCGATACTCTTCAAATGATTACAGTCGTTCCGAGAGAAGTTTTTATCACTGATACGATCAAGGTCAAATCGGTTGCTTGGAAGACAAAAGATTCTTTGATCTTTGTCGAAAATGAGATTCCTTGTTCAGATACCAACTTTGTTGCCCAGTCTGATTCGATAATCGTTCCGACTGGTGATACATTGAATCTGGCCTTCAATTATTTCCAAAGGAAAGGATCATTTTCGATGGTCTATAAACCAAGACCCGACTCGATAGTATATCGAGAAATCTTGAAGCCAATTATCAAGGAGAGCGAATATCCATATTCTCATATCCTTGGTGCTATTGGAGTGGGGATCTTGATCGGAGTTTTTTCAAAGACAAAATAAGGAGCAAGCATGAAGGTCAAGTTGAGTCAAGTCAAAGAAAATGAAATGAATCCAAGATTCATTCGTGACGATAATTTCAAAAAACTGGTCAAAAGTATCCAAGAGTTTCCTGAAATGCTATCGGTGAGAAAACTTGTCGTGAATAAGGACATGGTGGTTCTCGGAGGCAATATGAGATTGAAGGCATTGAAGGAAGCCGGAATCAAGGAAGTTGAAGTTGAGGTCGTTGATTGGAATGAAGAGAAGCAAAGAGAGTTTGTCGTGAAAGATAACCTCGGATATGGAGAGTGGGACTTTGAAATGTTGGCAAACGAATGGGATCATGAATCACTTGAAGACTGGGGACTCAAGATTCCAGGATTCGAATCGGTTGATAATCTTGAAGATCTATTTGATGTCCCTTTACAAGAAGAAGAAAAGGATAACTTCAAGATCGTACTCGAATATACTGAGGAAGAATATCAAAAAGTGATAGAAGCCTTCAAGATCCATGCTGGCAGTAAAGAAGAAGTTGTCGCGAGGTTGCTTGGACTATGAAAATAGTAAACAAAAAAAATATCGTGATCGGTAAGATCAAAGTGGAAGGTTTTCATTTTTATCCAACGGCACCACAATTGGTAGAATATCTTGCTCAAAAGCATCGACATACATTTGAAATCACATTTGGATATCAAGTCACAGATCTTGATCGCGAAAGAGAAATCTTCATTGAAAGGAATAGAGTTTTATCTTTTATCTTTTCAAAATATCCAAATGTCGAGCATGAAATCTATTTTACAAATAGATCGTGCGAAATGATCGCGAATGATATCTTGAGTGAATTTGAAGATGACGGCATGATATTTTGCGAAGTATGGGAAGAGCAAACTGGTGGAGCAAGAATAGAGGTCGAAAGTGATCACTGGAAATAGTCATAACCTGAAGATTCACTTTGCTGGTGGCGAAGCCCTGATCAGATCAAACATGATCTTACAAGGAGCGGGATCGAAATATGTCTTGTTTACTATCTTTCCATATCTATGTGATCAGTTTGGGATCAAGCATGGATATCAACGCAACAAAGAAGGATATAAGGACATCGCGGAAAACAACATGAAGTATAGTCGACATTCGATTCAAGATTCTGGTTTGTTTTCTCTCATGTTTGGAGCGGCAAAAGCGGTAAGGAGCAAAGAGTTCATTGACTCTTGGTATCATAAGTTAGTCGAGACGACTCGTGAAAACG